GAGACATCTTCGCGCCGATTTGTCCAAGAGCTTGTCCAAGTTCATGGTGAACAGGGCTCTGCTGCCGCGCGCAAAATGCTTGAAGACATCGCGCCAACGGCGTCGGGAGGCGTTCGTTCAGAGACTTATGCGCGTCGTGTTGATGCCATTGTCGGCGCACTGGACGACTACAAGGGTCGGCCCGCTGAGCTCCAGCAGAAAGACTACGCCTTCCTCGAGTCAGCTATGGACGTGGCCATGAAAAAGCCCATGCACGGAACGGGCGGCGAGGGTGTGCGTAACTTCTCGAAGTTCATGCGCAGCTTCAATAACGTCAGCCTGTTGGGCTTCACGACTTTGACATCGCTCGGTGATGTCATCTTGCCGGTGATTCGTAGCCCATCTATGAAGAATTACACGGCGGCCATGCGTCAGTTCGCGAGCGACCCTGAGTATCGTCGGATGATCGAAAACACGGGTATTGCCATGGAGACGATTGTCCATGAGCGCATGATCCATATGTATGGGGCCGTTGATAACAAGCTATCCAACGCCTTCTTCAACGCAACGATGCTGACGCCCTGGACGGACCTTAACCGCAAGATGGCCGGCGCCATTGGTTATGAATCGTTCAAGGCAATGCAGACGAAGGCCGTCAAAAACTATAAGTCTGGTCTGCCAGTTGGTCAGCAGAGTCGCCAGTACAAAGAAGCCGCACGCTTCTTAAATCGCTATGGCCTCGGCGACTACCTGCCAACCGGGCAGCGGGCTAACGAGAGTTTGTCGAATCGTAAGCTCATGGAGTCTGACGAAGGAGTGCGAACAGCGCTGATTAAGTTTGCTGACGACAGCATCTTTACGCCCAACCCCAATGACGTCCCGTTATGGGCGCAGACACCCTGGGGCGCGCTGATCTTCCAGCTCAAGTCGTTCCCGCTAATGATGGCTCGCCTTGGTCGTGATGCCATTGCCGAAGCGAAGCAAGGGAACGTCAAGCCATTAGCTACACTAGCTACCCTTGGCCCAGCCTTTGGTGCTGGCGCTATGGCCAGCAAGGACTTGATCCAGATGCGCGGCGGCGAGGATGGCCGTGAGTCTGCCTTGCGCGAGCGTAGCCTGTCGAACATCTTGGAAGGTCTTGGTTACAACGCTGACATCCATGGCTCTGAAGACGAGTTCATGGGTTGGTACGTCGAGGGCATGATGCAGATGGGTGGCCTTGGCCTACTCGGTGACATTGCCTACAGCGTGGCCACACAGCTCGACAACGGCAGCTATGGTGAAGTGCGAATCGGCTCTACTTTCCTTGGCCCGTCGTTCGGCGCAGCCATGAGCGGAGTCAAGGTGGCCAGTGGCATCACGGACGCAAACCCTGACAGCAACGCCAAGGAACGAGCCGCAGCCCGTGAGGTAGCAACTCGTATTCCGGTGTTAGGTGGGGTTCGCTCGTTCCGAGAGGAAGCCGTGGATCGGGTGGCCGGCCCATCATCACGAGAAGACGCTTCGATAGGTCAATCTAGTCGAATTGGTAGCCGCTCTGAGATTGGCGGCCAAAACAGGATTGGGGAATAAAGAAGGGGGCGCCTAGCCCCCTTCCTCTAATTCGCCATACTCAATCTGCAAGGTCAGTGTTTCTATACGCGCTTCAATGCGCCGCATTTCCTGTTTTTTCTCTGCAACAGTGTCACGAACGCCGCGTCTCTTGTCTCTCGCTTTAGCAAACTGGTCTCGCCAGTCCTTACTAGAGCGAGCTTGCGGGTCATGGCTATTTAGTTCATCCAATCGCTCAGTGATCGAGTGAATTAGATTCTCAAGGTCATCAATCTCACGTGCGATGTTCGTGCGCTGTATCTTTAAGTCATAAAAATTATCAAGCAGTGTTTCTACGGTAGTCGACATTACTCACCTCGGCTCCGGTTCAAAGCGCTGATATTCGTCGCATGGGTCTACGGCCGTGCGGTCGTGTTTGTAGCAGTGCCAGCCGCCTTGCGGGTTCGGTCCAGAAAACTTGCACGTTGCGCAAGTTACAGGCACTTCTTTGCTGCCCCAGCAGACACCGCGCTTGAAGCAGCCACGGCATCGCCAGTCAGTTTCGTCTGATGAAATCTTCTGCACACGCCCAGTGACAATGCGCTCGATCCGCTCTTGGATAAACGAGTATTCAAGATCGTCGAACTCAACAATCTCTGCGTGGTACTCCGACGTGTTCTTGTTGATGGCAATAAAAAGCGTCTTTGGGATTTTTGACATCCCCATCATCATCGTCACCTGCGAGTAATACTGCGGGTGACTGATCTTGACGCCATTCTTCTTAAACTTCGTGTGCGAGGCGTCGTTCATGGACTTGATCTCAAGAACATGAAGCTCGCCATCAATCTCACAATGGCCATCCATGTGAGCTTTGATATGGCCGCCCCACAACTCATAGCTGTGCTGCTTGCCGGTCAGTCCATCGACTTCCCACACTTGCAGCTTTGCGCGCTTTTTCAGATCAGCAACAACCTCGTCCTCGAGGATGTGCCCAAGCCGAAAAATGCGCTTGAGGCGTGGGCTCGGTGGTTCGTTAGGAAATCCGCGCAGGTTAAATGCCAGCAACGCATCACACTGATTGCCGATGATGCTAGCGCCGAGATACGCGCGACTCTTCTCTTCTTTGCCTGACTCGTAGCCGTCATCTATGGACTTAACAATCTCTGATGCGTCGGTCATCACGTTTCCTTTTGTCAGTAAAAAAAGAGGGGGCGTTGCACCCCCTCAACGTGGGGTTTAGAACGGTATCGCGTCGTCAAAGTCTTTCTTCGGCTCTGAACCTTGCGAATTGGAAGTCTTACTTTCAATCGGCATGAATCGCTTTACTTCGCTGTTCTGACGCTCAACACCATTGCGGTCGCGCCATGGCTTACCCATGCCCACATACACCTTGCACTTGAGCCCCTTCATCGTCTCCACGTCGCCAGGCTTGTCTGGGTTTGGATGATTGGCCGACACAAGGAACGTCTTTAGCTGACGAAGGCCAATTTCTTGCGCCTGTTCACTTGTGTGATGGATGTTGAAGTTATGTCGAATAGTTCCCGAGCCGTCATCTGCTGAGAACTCTGCAACGAGCTTACGATTTGCCGTATCACCAACTGGCTCAATCCGTGCGTCCGTGCATTTAACAGCATGCTCGCCAGGATCGAGTCGACGAATACCTTCGTCTTGCTCGACGCTACTCAGATCAAGTGAGCCAAAATTCCAATCACTCATTCTTCAGTCTCCTTTACATCGTCACGCGCTTTTTCAAAGGCTTGGTGCTCGTCATCACTACGAGCCATGCGCTCAAAAAGCTCAGTTACATCATCAACCTGCTCATAAGGTTTGAGACGGTTACGGGGGTCACGCACTTTGCCGTGCCATCCAGACACTTCGTCTGTCACGACAAATCGTTTGACCTTCGGGATGCCTTCATCGGTCTTTTCCGTTACCCGGACGCCGCATAAGACATGGTCGAAAAGGGCAGGGACGTGCTTGCTCACAGCCTGGCCCTTAACGAGCGGCCAATACTGAGTCGTGTCGTTTGCGTCCTTCTCTTCTTTGGCAAGGCAAGTCACATAGACGTGCAAGTCCATGTCCCTCACCCACTTGAGCGCGCCCAACATCAGCCGGTTGTACTCGCCCCACATGGCGAAGCCGTTGTTGACGTTGGCGAACTCTTTTTCAAGGTGCTCAATCAAGCGCTCAGACAGCTCGGTCAACGAATCAATCGCGATCCACTTGTACCCGGCTGATTTGAAGTCATCGGTCTGGAGCATTTTGATGATGCCGCGAAACGAGAACTGCCCGTTGTCGGGATCATGCGCGCCGTCCCACGACGTAAACGGCAGGTAGTCGATAGACACGTCTTCGACTGACTTGAGACCGCTCTCACCAGAGATAATCAGCCCGCTGCCGTATCGCTTCTGGTAATAACGTGTCTGAAAAGTTTTGCCAAACCCATGGTGTGCGTAAAGCAACACCTTTGTTGGCCCTGACTGAGCGATGTCGCTCGTGCTTTGGGTCTTAAACATCTACTGTCACCTTCACTTTTGCTGGGTCAAGTTTTCTTGTGAGAGCTGGCTTCAAGCGCTCCTGTTCGTCAGCTGGCAGCTTCTGAAACTTACGCTTGTCGACAGTGACGGTCTTTTTCACGTGATCGGGCCAGACCGTCTCGTCAGCGCCGAGGATTCCCTCGAGCTGTTCCTGATCCCAAGACCAACGCTCAGAGCGCGTTACTGACACCTCGCATCGAGGCGTTTCAAATACGTGCTCAGTCGAGGTCTCGGGGGCGTAATGAGCAATCTCCGCTGAGAGCTGCTGCATTTGTTCGTCAATGTCTTTGCGTTGAATGGCCAGGTCAGAGTAGGTCAGGGCCAACTCTTCGACTCGCTCATCCACGGTAGAGGCAGGTTTGGTCGTGCTTTCAAACACAGACCAGCGATCTTCAGCCATAAAGTCCTCCTGTAAAGTGCCCAAAAGGGTGTCATCAAGGTGTCGATATGTGTATCGTACACAAGACACCTAAAAACACAACCCAACAAACTAATCGAGATTTCAGGAGACTTGAGCAGTGGATAGGAAGCTCAACATTGAGGCACTTATTGAAGACTTGGGCGGCGCCGCCTGCGTGGCAAAGGCGCTTGGCGTGGCGCGTACAGCACCTTATGGGTGGGTGAAACGTCATTACGTCTCAAGTCGGGTGCTTGAGCAGCTCAAATCCGCTTTCCCCGAGGTCGACATCAACGCTTACTTTGAGGTTACTAATGAAAACGAAGCTCGACGCAGCACATGAATATCTGGAACGCGGCTGGTCAGTCATCCCGATCAAGCCGGAAGGCAAGCGCCCGGCGATAGCCTGGAAGGAATACCAGGAACGCCAGCCCACAGAGGACGAGATAGAAGACTGGTGGACCAAGTGGCCTGATTACGATATTGCCCTTGTCACAGGGGCTATATCAGGCGTCGTCGTTGTTGACTGCGATAACGAAGATGCTGAGCACGCAGCTTTCGATGCGGGCATGCGATCATGGATCAAGGTTAAGACTAAACGTGGCGTCCATCTGTATTTTCGCCACCCGCGTGACGGCATCCGCCGTGGCCCCCGTGCTGGGATCAATAGTCGAGGAGCTGATTGGCCGCGTATTCCTGGCTTGGACTTCCGGGGCGATGGCAGCTATGCGCTGCTACCACCAAGCAATAACTACAAGTGGGACTACGACACGAGCGCGCTCGACTACGACGACATGCCGTTGTGGGAGGACTGGCGGCCGACGTTGCCAGAGAAAAGCTCAGACGCACAGTTCCATTTTGAGGAGCTTGATCTATCTACGTTCGAACCCATTGACGAGTGGATGTCCGAGTGGGACCGCACGGCCCACTTCGTAAGAGAGCACTTCCCGAACAGCCTCCGCATCCCCACCGGGCTGGGCAACGGCCGCAATGAGCGCGTCATGCGCTACATTAGCGAGAGCATTCTGGAAGGGTACTTTGGCCCTGACCTTCGGCTTCGTGGCTACGCATTCCAAAGAGAATTTTTTGAAGAGCCGCTCGACGAACGTGAGTTTGAGGCCACCGTAGAGTCGATGGAGACAGCAGAGCGTCGCAACCACCCGGATCGCTTTGATGAAGACGGCAATTATGTCTACGAGCCGTATGTCCACCAGGCAGCCCAAGAAGAAAAGCCATCAGGGAAACGACTGATCTTGATGCGTGACGCTGAAGAGCTTCTTGAGGAGTCCAGCGGCCGATCATACTTGATCGAACCATGGCTCCCGCAAGGGACAATCGTACAGGTGTACGGTTATTCCGGGCACGGAAAATCACTTTTTGTTCAACACGCCATGGCTGCGCTTGCAAGCGGTCGCAAGTATGTCGGCCCCTACGAGATTGGCCGGCCGGGCCGAGTTCTCTACATGGACTGGGAAATGGGTATGTCAACGATTGCCCGGCGTCTGATCGAACTGCGAAACATACACGGTGATACCCAAGACCGGCTTAAAATTTGGGCGCCCTTCGTTGATGGGAACGACATAGACTTGCGGCGGCGGGATGGATTGCAGCGTCTTCAGCAGTGGATCGAGACTTCGGAGCCCGATGTTGTCGTTCTCGATACGGTGCGCAGCGCTTACCCTGGCTTGCAGGAGAACAACGCTGAGGAGTGGGCTCAGATCAACAAGCTGGCTGTGCGGCTGCGTAACAGCGGGCTTTCGGTAATCCTCGTCCATCACAGCAACAAACCAAGCGAGAACGGGGTAGGGCGAGAGGCGGGTTCGACCAACCAGCTTACGGTTCTTGAGACACAGATACGCATTACTCAGGTCTTCGACGACCAACAGACCGCAAGGCAAAACGCCGGCCTCTTTGACGAAGACTACGACGTCCCTGTGTGGCCCCTTCTTCAGAGCAAGATGCCAGACGATGCGCGGCTGAATATGGTGATCGAAGCGCGCTACGGAAAGGTGCGCGAGTGGACTGATCTGCATGACCGCGTGCAGTGGATTGGATTTGGTGACAACAACGAGACCGACGAGAACTACCTAGTCTCCAGTCGTTCCAGCAAACAACGCGCCAAAGACATGGCCCTCGAGGGCATCGAGCCACCCGAAATTGCGCATCACCTCAAGCGGCCAGCACGTCTTATCAGAAGCTGGCTCGAACTCTAGCGCTCCTCGAAGGAAACGACCTCTACGTCGCCGAAATACCGGCGGCAATCGTCAACAAACGCCGCAATGTCAGGGTGCTTTTCCCGGTTGCGGCGTCTTTCTTCCGCAATTTCGGGCGGTAGATCAGGCTCAGCAAGGCGTCTGGTTGGAGGAGTCGGTCGAGGAGGGGTGGGTTGAGGTTTTTCTTTGGTCTTCTGTTTCTCTTTCCACGCCGCATAAGCGCGGCGCTTTTCTTCCGGGGTCATAGTGCGATTTCGAGTCCTGCCAGTGCTATGAACAACGCATCCGCTACGGCCTGACCTTTCCCTTTGAAGCTAAAAACAGGCTGACCTGGGTAGCGCAACGCTGCCTTGGAGCGCGGCGCATCTTTGTCTGCGCCAATCAACCCATACCGCTTCTTCCAAGCCTGTGGCGTTATGTGTGTAATCGGTATGCCCATCGCAGCCACACAACCTTCAACTGCGCCAGCTGCATGGCCAAAGGAAAACATCGAACTGACACCTTGGCCGGGCATCGCACCTACCTTCTCAATGTAAGCGCCAGCGATATCATCTTGCTCACGGATGAAACGAGCCACGGTGGGGATGTCGACGCGCTTGCTTTTGCCAACAACAGTTTTCGGACAAAGGCAAAAGTCCTCGAGGGCGCCAGCGTCATTGATGACCGCTATAGCGCCTGACATGCCTGGGTCAATTCCTAGATATTTCATCAAGTTAAGCGCCAAATAGGTGAATAAAATTTTGGCCAGTCAGGGTGTTAAAAAAGACTAGCCAACTTTCAAGTCGCAGACTTAAAAGTCTTTCTACAACGCAGTTCTTCACGTCGGCGCCCCCTACGGGGGCGACCGACGCTCATCACAACGCAGTAGCGTCTTTTTTAACATGGATAAACAGAACATTCAACACCCAATCGACACCGAGAGTTGCACTAAGCGCACCTTCTGTCTAATATGCCGGACAGGCAGCAGGGAGAGTGTTCAGCAATGCCGAAGATGGTCCCGATCTCAGACGAGGACCGTTCTTGGCTCCATCACAATCATCACGATCAAACTTACACAGACATGGCAGACCGGCTGGGCTGCTGCGTCGACACACTTAAACGCATCCTCGTGCGCGAGGGTCTTCAAGAATTTGACGGTGCCAAGTACGCAGTCCGACGCGATTTCAAAGTCGAGCAGTGGCAACGCCCTTGCCTTTCGTGCGGCAGCAAAGAGAAAAGACCCAAGCATTGGTTCTTCTGCCGACCATGCCGAGCAGACATGGGCTACGAAGATTGACCTCCTCAAGTCAGCGCAAGGGGGACAACTACGAGCGCGAACTGTCCAGTTACCTCAACGAGATAACTGGAATCTCCAGCTTCCGCGCTCCCATGTCAGGCGGCGGCCTTGTCGGCTTACCAGGTGGCAGCGACATACTCGGTTCACCTGGACTATTTATCGAGGCCAAAAGAACCGAACGCCTCAATCCCCACAAAGCGCTCGAGCAAGCAGAGCGCAACGCCCGAAACACCAACGCACCTGAACACCCAATCGTCGTGCAACGTCGCAATCACCAACGCACAGGCGACAGCGTTGTCCACCTACGCCTCGACGACTTTCTAGTTTTCTACAACGCATATCTTGCAGCAGAGGGGTATGTGAAATAAGCCATGCAAGACCAGCGCACACGGCGCTGCCCTAACTGCAATCGCACACT